CCCACCCACCTGATGATGTTGGTGCTAAAAAGCACCTTAGGCTGCATCATCCCACAAGTCGGGCTAACTGCTTAAACCACATCAAACCCACACGACTCAGCCATGCGGTTAAAGGCTAAAGATGTGTATCGCTTGCCAGGTACAGTCCAGTCCACCTTTGCCATCCAATCAAACTCGGATGGTAGTGTTCCGAACAAATTCAGGAAATGTTGCTCCACATACGCCATGTCAACGTCCGTCGGATTTCGCAATTGCACTCGGTAGGGGTTCTCGCCATCTCTACCGAAGCGGGACACGCGCTCGTCGTTCTCAACAGACGCACAAATATGGGATAGCATAGGCACCCAGGCATAATGCTTGAAGCCTCGTGCTATCCCCAGTATGTAATTTGGCATTCTGTCGACCGGCATGGCAGCGTCCTTTGCTATAAACGTCTTGGCTAACACCCTGACGGGGTTGGGGCCCAAAACCCTCTTGTTCAACCCAACCTGCCATGGTATGGCTGATAGATAAGAGGCGTGGTCCCAATCCACGGGGTGATTAACCTCGTATTCATGGCCCATGTATCTCCCAGTGTTCTCCAGCAGGCCTTCGGCTATCACGATCGACTCAGCTTGGCCAGAATCATGCCCAGCTATCGAGTCGTCTCCAAGCCCAAGAACTTGGAAACCGGAAGCCAACATCAAGTCTACCCAACGATTAACATCGTCCACACTCGTCAGGTAGTCGCCCATTGCAGCTTTTGCAGTAACTTGGATCCAGGCAAACGCGTGTTTAACCCACGTTCCCAAGCTAGTCCAAATTCTCCCCGAGTTCTCCGCCGCTCCAGAGTAATACCACCGCGAACGCGTTTTGATATCACCCTCAATAGCTCGACATTGTTCATCAGGGAGGCCCATTAAATTTGCCCACATCGAATGCGCTCTGGCCGCCTCTGGACACATATGCCCATCACTGGCTGAGGCGTCGCAATCCAGAGGTCGTGCACCAGTCAACTCCATTTGCAGGATGAGCTCACCAATTTCCGAGCCATCCATGCCTCCAGTGTACAAAAATGGAAATGTCCGGTGCTTTCCGAACAACTCCGAGCACAGGTACTTTTGAAAGCAATAGTACTCAGCGTTGTGCTGTGCATTGAATGTGGAATGAAGGTCACCCGCAGATATCAACCGAGGCTTGATACCCTCGAAGCTCTTGCCCAACTTCTTCACCACCACCTCTCGCTTAACGAATGGTTGTATGGTGCTGTCAGGCGCCACGCCTCGAGCCAATCGCTCCTTGCCAGCCATGAACAGTCGTCGCTGCGCACCAGTCTTATTATTAAGGTACGCTTCGTCCTTCTGCTCAATGGTCCGGGCAGCGGGGTCGTAAGGATCCACGAACTCTTGCATCAGTCGAGCCAAAGCCAGAGCCGAATAGGTATACATCTCCTCCCTATCGAACTCTGGCACAGCCCGCAACGGTCCAACCAACTGCCTAGTGTAAACTGCCTTCACCAATGCTGCTTCCCCTGCTAAGCCTGTAGACTCAGCAATGTGAAGCTTATGAGGATTGGCAAAGGTAAACCCAATAGGATACTTGGTTCGACGTGCTCGTACCCGCCTAGTGGAGCTGTCTAGCTTCTCAAGGTTGATAAAGGTATCCGCCGTTCGATAATACACCGGTCCGTCCTTATCGTGTAATTCGAGTGCTTGTTGTCCAAAATAGTCCATAGCCCAGCCGCCAAGCGATAAGGAGTAATAAGCATCCCTAAAAGCCTCGAGCCAAGCTGAATGATCAGTTGCCTCTAAATAGGGAGCATCCTCCACGTCATAGCGAGGGTCCTTGGCAGGAGTTGAGGAAAACAAGCCGCGGAAAAACCTTCTGCAAGCGAAAAACCAGCGCGTTGGGTTGAAAATGGATAACAACGATGCCTCCGCTTCTTCTCTTGTCATCTCGTTTTGCTGCAGTTCCTGGAACCACTTTCGTAGTCGGTTATATAAGTGTTGATCTTTCCTGGTCTGCGCAAACTTGGCCCAGGATTCATTATACAACTCTGACACCCGGTCCACATTTTCAGCCGTTAAGTCCAATTTGGCGTTTGCCAACCACATTCTAAACCGTACCTTGCCTTCCCGATGCTGTTTCAAAGGATCAACATCAGAGGCATGAAAGTACAAGGCTATCTGTCCCCTGACAAGTTTCCAAGGATCTGGTTCTTCTCGCTTAGGAGGAATTAACTTGATCTTCTTGTCATGTGGTTGGGGCCGCTCCGCTTCCCGCTTCGGACTAGCGTCAGGTTCCTCCTCTGGTGGAGGAGGGATGTCGACGTCGTCATCGGGAGGGGGAAGGTGTTTGAAAGGACATTCAGCAGAACACTTCTTCCCATCGGACTCGCGCTGGCAAGGGGATTCCTCGTGACCAAATTTACAATCCTTACGTTTGCATAGACCTTTAGCAAAGTCTTTGCAATTGATGTTCGGGAAGTAGGACGCTTTCTCCACATGCTTCTTAGTGGAGCCAGCCCCCTTGCCGGGATTGGGCTTTGCTTTCGCTTTACCTTTTCCCTTGCCTTTAGCCATCACGAGGAATACCTAGTAACCCGCTTTCGCGGGCGAGATGAAGGATGATATTTAGAGACGAGAATATGCGTGCCTAGCGTGGCTTCTTTGCTCTCCACGATAG